CCAAAGGATGATGAATTATTTTCATTGTATTGGTTACCATTTTTAAATATAATGAGTAAAGAAAAAAAATTTTTTAAAGATAAAACATATTAATTATTAGAAAAATAGTTACACCAATACCAAAAAACTGATGGTATTTTTTGGTATTAAATAAAAAATGATGTACCTTTGTAGAATAAAAATAAAAAAAACAATAGAAAAAACAATATGGAAAAAACTAACTCAACCAGAGACACACAACAATTCGAATTTAAAATGTTATTAAATAATAACATTATAATTCAAAGATTATTTTCAGTAAATAATTTTAATAGAAATGCTGTAAATTCACTTAATTTTAAAGAAACTGTAGATTATATTCAGGATATTATTGATAATCACCTTAAAGAAAAAACATTAAATTATATGTTTGATAATTTTTATGAATTTGAACGTGATCCAAATTTTGATTCTAATAAAAATTCAGTAGATAAATTTATAATGGAAATCAGAAAGGATAATCAATTAATTGGTTATCGCGAATGGTCCGCTACAATATATCCGTCAGCAGTTAGACATTCGGTAGATATTAGAGGTCATATTTTTCATATAATTAAGGATTTACAAAAAACCTTATCTGAATCGAATAAAAAATTAGTTACAAAATATTTAGAATATAAACTAGTTTAATAATGAGGAATATTAAAGAATTAACCGAATTAGGTAATGAATTTTATTTAGATTTATTACATTTATTTTTTAGTGATCATGTGTTTGCTAAAAAAGTAGTAAAATATTTAAAACCAGATGTTTTCAATAGTGATGTTCATAAAAGATTAGTTTCAATAGCACGTAATTATTACAAAAGCTATGATGCTATACCAACGTTTGACCACTTACGTATTGAAATTAGGTCAATAAATGCAACATCACAAGTTGTAATTGATCAGTTACTTGATGAGGTAAATATCATTGAACAAAATATAAATATAAATCCCCACGTTGCTGAAATAACTATTGATTTTTGTAATTTTCAGTCATTAAAAAATGTTGTTAGAGAACTTAATGGTAATATAGATAAAGGTAATGTATTAGATTATAATGAAATTCAACAAAAATTTAAATCTGTTTTTATCAAAGCTGACTTATCTAAATCAGTAGAACTTTTTGATAATATGGAATACGCATTAACACCAGATTATAGAGAACCAATACCAACAGGAATTGTGGGTATTGATGAAAAATTAAATGGGGGTATTGCAAAACAAGAGGTTGCATTAGTTTTAGCACCAACAGGTGTTGGTAAAGCACAACCGTTAACATCAAAAGTATTAACACCGAATGGTTGGGAATTAATGGGTAATATTAAACCTAATGATTTAGTTATTGCATCATCAGGTAAACCAACAAAAGTTTTAAATGTATTTTCACAACAAGGGGAACGTGATGTTTATGAAATAACATTTAGTGATGGTTCTATTAGTGAATGTGATATTAATCATCTTTGGAGTGTTAATACAGCAAAATTAAGTCGTAAATTTAGTGATGAAAAATTTATTACTTTATCTTTAGAAGAAATTCTTAATGATGGTTATTTAAAAGGTAATAAACCAATATATCGTATACCATTAACCGAACCAATTGAATTTAATAATGATAGTTTTGTATTAGACGCATATATTATGGGTTGTTTAATTGGTAGTGATAAAGGTATTTTAAATAATGTAATTATTAAAGAAGAATTTATTGCAAAAAAAATTATTAATAGGAATAGTTTAGCAAAAATTAATAAAAAAGGTAATAATTACCATTATCGTGTATCAAGTATTTATATGGATTATTCCACAATACCTAATAATTATTTATATAACAGTAAAAACGTTAGATTAGATTTATTATCAGGTTTATTAGATACTAATTCAAAGATAGATAAACAAGGAAATATTATTTATAAAACCAAATTAAAAAATCTTGTTCATTCATTAAGTGAATTAGTTAATTCGTTAGGTGGTATATCAACTTATAAACAAGTTGGTAAAAATTATATTATTAAAATATATTTCAATAATAATTTAAATATATTTAGTTTACCATCAAAAGTTGAAAAATATAATTCTATTAACCGAAAACCAAAATATAGATACATTAGTGATATTAAATATAAGGGTAAAGAAAAAACACAGTGTATTTTAGTTGAAGATGATAAACATGAATATATAACTGATAATTATATTGTAACACATAATACAACTTTTTTAACAAAAGTGGCTAATGAAGCATATATGAAAGGTTATAATGTGGTACAATTATTTTTTGAAGATAAAATTAAAGATATTCAAAGAAAACATTTTACTTGCATAACTCAATTAGCAGCAATGGACCTTGCTTTGACCGATAATAGGGATTATGTAAATGAAAAATTATTACAAGTTCAAAAACAAGTTAATGAAAAAGGTAATTATTTAGTTTTACAAAGATTACCAGCTGATGGTATTACTATGAGTGATATTAGGGATATTATTAAGAATATCAGTACCACAAACGGTAAAGATGTTGATATGCTTGTTTTAGATTATATAGATTGTTTAACTATTGAAGGAAATTCTCAAAGCAAAGAAGATTGGGGGGATGAGGGTAAAATAATGCGAAAATTAGATGCATTAGCTGTTGAACTTAATATTGCTTGTTGGACAGCAACACAAGGTAATAGAGGTTCAACAAGTACCGAAGTGGTTAAATTAGAACATACTGGTGGTAGTATTAAGAAAGTACAAGTTGCTCATGTTGTTATTAGTATTGGAAAAACATTACAACAAAAAACAGAAAAATTAGCAACAATTGTATTTCTTAAAAATAGATTGGGTGAAGATGGTGTTATTTTTGAAAATTGTAAGTTTGATAATGAAATGATGTATATTAATGTTAATGAATGTATTACTGAAATGGGTTATAGAACTAAAGTTGAACAAAATACAGAAGATAAAAAACAACAATTAATAAGTGAAGCGTTAAAAAAATATAATAGATAATATGGAAATTAAAGAAAAAAAGGATATATTTGAAGAAACTATTAAGTACTTTAATGGTGATATTTTAGCAACAGATGTTTGGATTAATAAATATGCATTAAAAACAGATAACGGTTATTTAGAAAGTAATCCAGACGAAATGCATAGAAGAATATCAAAAGAATTTGCAAGAATTGAAAGTAAATATAAAAATCCACTTTCAGAACAAGAAATTTATGAATTATTAAAAGATTTTAAGTATATTATACCAGCTGGTAGTCCAATGTCTGGTATTGGTAATAATGAACAAATAGTTTCGCTTTCTAATTGTTTTGTTATTGGAAATACAACACAATCTGATTCTTATGGTGGTATTTTAAAAATAGATGAAGAACAAGTTCAATTAATGAAACGAAGGGGTGGTGTTGGAACAGATTTATCACATATTAGACCAAATGGTACACCAGTAAAAAATTCAGCACTAACATCAACAGGTATTGTTCCATTTATGGAAAGATACTCTAATACAACAAAAGAAGTTGCACAAGGTGGTAGAAGAGGTGCATTAATGTTATCTCTTTCAGTTAAGCATATTGACATTGAATCATTTATGGATTCTAAATTAGAACAAGGTAAAATAACTGGTGCTAATATTTCGGTAAAAATTACTGATGAGTTTATGTATTGTGTAAAAAATAATAAACCGTTTTTACAAACATATCCTATTGATTTAAATTTAAAATTAGAAGATATAGATCCAAATTATGAAATAGGTAAATTATATAATGGTGTACAAAAAGGTACTTATTATCGTGTTGCTGATGCAAAATTAATATGGAATAAAATAATTTTCAATGCGTGGAAAAGTGCTGAACCAGGTGTATTATTCTGGGATAAAATTATTAATGAATCTGTACCAGATTGTTATAGTGAAGATGGTTTTCAAACAACATCTACTAACCCATGTTTTCCAAGTAGTGAATATTTATTAACAGAAAATGGATATGAAACTTTTGGTGAGTTATATAAGAAACAATGTTTGAATAAAGTTATTACTGATAATAGAATTTCTTATAATGAAGACGGTGGTGTTGAAAGTCCAGAAAAATGGGTGATAGATAGTAATAAAGAGGGTGTGACTATTAGAGAAGCTAGTGAAGTATTTTTAACTCAAAAAAATGCTGAGATTCTTGAATTAGAATTT